CCTCAATCGTGCTAACTCTTGTGTCAAGCGTTTGCCCCTCAATCGTGCTAACTCTTGTGTCAAGCGTTTGCCCCTCAATCGTGCTAACTCTGGAATCCAAGCTCTGACCTTCAATCGTATTTACACGACTGTTTAAATTGTTCGTCCTGTCCGCTAATTGTTTTTGCTGAACGTTTGCGTGTCCGGAAGATACGCTTTCAATTTGATTCGTATTCGCAGGGTTTTCAACAAAACCGGGCGCGCCGCCTTCGGCGGGCATACCGTTTTCAAGCTGAAATATCGCTTCCCAATATTTATTTTCTTCAGAAAGATTTGACATTTATAACACTGATTTAACTACGAATCCTATTGTTATTACCAATCATTTATTAGTTCCAGTTATCATAGAAATTACCTTATTCTGAATCCCGTTTTTCTCTAAAGTCCGTCCGATACCATATACGGAAACAACAGAACCCCATGCCCACCAAAATTCGGAAGGTAAATATATTTCAGGTAGTTTGCTTCCAGATATAAAAGCTGCAATCGGAAGAAAAACATGCACCAATCCTATGTATGCTAATCCCATGTAGATCACCGTCGGCCTTGCACGCTTAGTATAAGCGTCACCCTGATTCAATTCAGCAACCATGATCTGCGTTTTTGCATCAACTTCTTTTCTGTATGTGTTTTCAGCATCAGAAAGTCGCGCCTGAACAAGTTTCTCAATTTCAATCTCAAAATACTTTTCCTGAGCCGGTTCAAGTTTGAACTGACTTATAATTCCCTTGGCTCCTGAAACAATTCCGCCAAATATGTCGCCAAAAACACTCATGTGTCCGAATTATTTTTTACTTTGAAAGAAACTGATGTCTTTAAGCCACCGCCATAAAAAATTATCATAAAAACCAAGCTTCCATGCAAATGCAGCGAGTGGGCTCATGTATTGATTCCCACACATTTTTGATCCTTGACATATATGCTGAAGAAAATCATCCAGTGCGACATATACGCCTATAACCCAAACCGTAATCGATTGTAGATAAACACCAACGCCGATGATTAAAATCCCTAGATATAAATGGTGCCACTCGAGGAGATTAAAACGAAAGTATTTTGATTTGATGAACATATTTACTTATTAAATGTTAAAAGTTTTCCGGTATAAGTCCATCGCACATCTGTATGAACCCAGCTTACACCAATTTCTAATCCGAATATTCCAAGCATTTTCCAAAGCTCGTTTTTTTGGATGTCGTTTTGAACTTCTTCAGCATAAACATCATCAAAAATTTTATCTGATGCGCGGCCCCATGAGTGCTGACTTCCTGAGGAATAATACTTTGAATCCGGCGTCCGAATTCCAGAGTGATTCCGGTTTCCACCAACAAACCAGTTGTTTATTGTAACGCGCCCATATCTGTCTCTTAATTTCTGATCTGACAATACAAGTCGCTCATCAATAAAACCTTTTAATACATTTTCTGGATAACGCTCATAAAGCACAACCGGAACATATTCATCCAGATACAGGTTTTTTGTTAGTTGTGTTCTTGTATTACTCATTTCGTTATTCATTTATGTTTCTGATTCGGTGCCGGGATTAGGCCGATTGTTAAAAACCTTAAAAAACAATCGCTCCCGGCGTGCCATAGCTTTTAATGCCCCCTGAATTAAAAGCTAAATTAAACTTGTGCCGGAGGCCGGATTTGAACCGACGACCTTCTGGTTATGAGCCAGATGAGCTACCACTGCTCCACTCCGGTAAATCTAAACATTTGTACCTGAGGCTGGATTTGAGCCAACGACCGACGGATTATGAGTCCGTTGCGCTACCGCTGCGCCACTCAGGTAAATCATAATTTTCAAAATCAACTTTCCTCGTTTTCAACACACCTTTCGCGTGTTTTTTCTTTTCTTCTTTCAACAATTCTAATTCTTCTACAATATTTTTCCCTGATTTTTGATCTTCTCTAATATTTTTAAGTATGTCTAGCTTTGTTTTATGCACGTAAATCAAATAAATACCACCAATTGCGCCAATAACTCCCATAACGACTTTAAACACTATATCAACTAAATCGACAGGTGAAATAGCCGCAAAAAAACCACTGAAGAAGCATAATCCGGCAATTTTATCTACAGCACATTGCCATCCGTTTTTCAAATATCCAAATACTCGATGAGGCATTTATAATTCCAAATTCTTATTTATGTTTCGAATTCAATTGAATCACCTTGTTCAAGATCATTAAATGTCAATCGTTGCAGTGCCGGCAAAACATCTTCTTCGTCGTAGTTCAAATATGCTTCCTGTTCCCACCTAACGACCCAGCACAAATAACCATCCAGAAACGGTTTGAATACTTCTTCATCAGCACCAAGAACATTTGGTTGTTCAACATTTGTTGTTTGAGGTATCCATTTGCGCAATGTCCAGATCACAATAGACGCATATTCCTTCAATCTAGTCCATGATTTTTCATCACCTGCTTTTACAACCAAAATCGCTGAAAAACGAAAATTCACACGACTGTAATCAGTAACGTTTCCGAACTCATCTATGGGTTTAATTTCGTCCATCTCCACAAAACAAGCCGGTGTCGTTATTGAGCGTCTTGTTCTTAAGTTCGGTGAAAACTCTTCAACAGAAACGCCTGGTAAATTATCAGTGAGATATTCAACTATTTCAGCATGCAATTCTTCGATCATATTTTCAATCTTCTGATTTCAGCCTTGAGTTCGCGTATTGCAAGCTCTCTCATCCTACCCGGTATTTGACCTTCAAGCTTTTTCAATGCGCTTTCAGCATATTCATCAATCTCAATTTTTGATCGCTGGATAGGTAATCTTTGCTTTGTCGTTCTTTGATAAAGCTTTCCTACCATCCCTTCTTTTTTTGTCGGCATGAAAGCGCCTGGGAACTTCCATTTTTTTACCCTGTAACCTTTTGAGGTTTTGACAGGTTTTCCTACCGTATCGGCTGGAACAGGGTCAATACCAAACCACACCTTGACAGCTTTTCCTTTTTCAGAGCCATCTCTCCAGCTTTTGTTATAAATTTGAACGCGATGAACTATAGCTTTTCGTTTTATCCCTTCGTCTTTTACAAGTCTTAGTAAATGCGTTCTAAGCCATTTCGATGTTTCCCTAACAGTTCGATGCATCGCTCTGCCGACTTTTCCAGGAGACAGTTTATCAGTAAATTCAATGAACTCTTTATCATCAAAATCTATACCAACCGAAATCATTTCACACAGTGTTTAAAATCAACGATGTAAATCCGTCACCGCCGGGAATAATATTAGACACCTCAAATTCTTGATCTCCTACGATAAGTATTGAACCCATTTCAGCGCTTACCGCTTGCGCATTTGATAAGCGATACTCATATTCCTGCAATCCAACGTGCGCAACATGAAAACGCGGGTCTGTAACTGGCGTTGATAGAACACCTCTGACATCAACGCCATCCAACACGCCGGCTTCACCCAGTCTTTCTAAAATGGCTGAATCAGCATTTGTTGCTATTTCTTTAAATTCAGCCATTACTTACCTTTTTTAATAGTCTTTGTATCGACATGTTTTTCACGATGTTCAGTCTTGTCCTGTGCCTTATCTGTGTTTTCAGCCTGTTTTTCAGGCATTTCTTTCTCTCGACGCTTACGCATTGCATTAAAAAACGATAGTCCCATGTTACCCCTCCTTATGCCGCTATAACTCTGTGTTTAAAAGCGACAATCCGAATTTTTTTGTTGTCATAAACGCGCGTCCAGTTCGTTCCTGTCGCAAGGTCTGTCAAGGTCGGGTGCCCTGAAGTGCCATCACCGGTGGAAATCGTCGCCGAACCGATCCATTTCACACCGCGCGGATGAAGAATGATGTGTCGCCGCGAAATCAAAACATCTTTACCGCCGAGGGAATCTCGATCGGTTTCAGCTGGATATTTTACAATACCTTCTCCATATCCAACCGCACCTTTGGCAAATAGGTAAGTTGTATAAACGCCGTCTGAAACAGGTAGGCCATCATCGACATGAACCTTTTTTCCTTGATAAGTCTCAAACTCAAAGCCGTCGCTACCTCGCTCCGTATCGATGAGATCGAGTTGTTCAAGTTTTTTCTTCGTGCTGGAGTGCATTGCAACAGCTGTGAGTTCAGGCGATTCATCACCTAGAACCCATCGCGCATCTGTAAAGCTCGATTTACTGATAACAGCCGAGTCGCCTGATAAAGCCGAAATATCGTAAACATTGTCAGACATGTTTGACGCTGCGAAAGCACCTTCTAGCGCTTTTATTGTGCGCTTTTGCATGTTTCGTATCCAGAACCCCGCAACAAGATCTCCAATTGAAGCCACTGGATCGTCTCCGGTTAGCGCCCCTGCAAGATCATCTGCTGCGAACGCCTTTCCAAGTGCTTGCAAAACTGAAACATCTTGACCAGCAGTTATATTGTTGAGCGACAGATCCATCTGATCTGAAAGTTCTTCAGCATCGCCTTCAAGGTCGTTCCAATATGGCATATTTACCGTCTCACCGCCTTTTCTTGCGCCAATTTCAAGCCTGCCTTCTTTAGATATAATTCCGGATTGAAAAAAAGCCGACTTCTCAACGCTTTTTTCAACGACATAAGGTGCAAACACCTCAGGTACAATCACATCTGAAATCCTTGTTTCAGCCACTTTTATCTCCTATTTTAAATATTTTAATGCGTGTTCTGTTTTCCCTTGTTTTAAAAGCCCCCTAACGGTAAGGTTGCTTTCTGCAAGTTGTTCAAGTTCTGCTGTTTTATCTGGCCGCGAGCCATTCGGAATTTGACTTCGATCGGTTACAACCATTTTTGCCAGTTGCGCACGGACGTCGCATGATGGTGTTCCCTCCCTGATCCATTTTGCAGCCTTGGGTATCTTGCCGGCAATAGCACATAATTCGACGATTTCGGCAGCATTTGCCTCGACGTCTGCTTTTGGCGGTTCCGGTGATGTTTCTAATTCTGAAAAAATGACCGGGCAGTTTTCAGAAACACATTTAGGCAAACGCGCAAACGCTTTTATTTCAACATCATCGATCACTTTATCGCAAAAACCTTTTTCTTTAGCTTCTTTACCGTTCATCCATGTCGTTTCTTTCAACATCTGAAGCACATCCTCAACTGTGTTCCCTGTTCTTGATGCGTAAATTTTTGCATATGTTTCGTTAAAGCGATTAAGCAATTCAGCCGCTTCTTCTAAAACAGTGTTATCACCATATGCTGCCATTGATGGATTGTGAATCATCAACCATGCGTTTTCGGGCATATCAATTTCATCGCCTGCCATTGCGATTAAGCTTGCTGCACTTGCTGCCAGGCCTTCTACCTTCACGACGACTTTTGAAGAATGATTTTTCAAAGCATTGTAAATTGCAATTCCACCAAACATGTCGCCGCCGGGCGAATGTATTGAAACTTCGATATCCTCATCGCGAATATTTGAGATTTCGTCTAACACCCGTGCAGGCCACACTTCCCATCCTAATTCCCCGTGAATTTTTATCTTCGCCATTTCATGAAATTTTATTTTTTTTGAACTTACTTATTTCTTTATTCTTTTGCCTGTGTAGATATTTGTAATTCATTTTCCCTGATTTTATCTTCAGCACGCTCTTTATCAATCTGCTCAGGATCGTCACCTTGTTCCATTATTATCGAAGTTCTTGAAATGAACCCGTTTTTGACTTTTTCAGATTTTGTCTGAACGTCCTGCAATGGGTTTATATACTCCCATGCCTGAGGGTTCCACCGCACCTTTATTTTTAGCATTTTCACGCTGACCATTCCGTTCAAAACGGCTACTTCTATAAGTTTTTTCCAAATTTTCCTACACATTTGAAAAACAATAACTCCCCACAACTCTTGCTGAAGCTTTCTTCTGAAAACCGAAAGCGCGACCCTAACAGTTCTATCGTTTGTTCCGCTGTAATCACCTGTCAAAAGCTCGTAAGGGATACCGGGGCCGACCGCAATTTGCTGCTTTATGTTCGTAACAAAATCTTTGTAGCCATCACCCATATCAGGCATATTCGGCGTGTCTATTTCTTCGCCAGGCAACAGCGTGTATGCAGAACCTGGCTTTATTGTTGATTCCTGAACAACTTCCGGGTCGATCTCTTCGCCTGTAACGGGGTCAATACCGGGGTCGATAGGCACGGGACGGCGAATAAAAGTTGTTAATGCAGCTGCTGCTTTTTGCCTCTCTAACGTCGCTTCGTCGAAATCGCCGAGTTCAGTCATGTTTTGAAGGATACCTGAAATGCTAGGGAAACCGCGAAGCTGTCCGGGCCGGGTCGGTTTATAAATATGAACCATTTCATCGACGGGCACTCGAATCATTTTTTCATCATTGTATGAGCCGCTTACATCAGATATAAATCCATAGCCAAAAGGGTAGTCGCCAGGGTGTTTTTTATGCACCCAATAAGCTAATTTTTTACCGTTTTTAAACTCAATCCCGCTTAAAATTTCATTTCCTGAACCGGGTGCTTTTCCGTTTCCGAGAGGCACCATGTCCGATTCCAAAACCTGAAGTTTCAGAGGTACGACGTTTCCTCCGTCATACTCTTCTACAATCATTCTTATAAAACACTCGCCGGATTCTTTCCAAGCCCTGGTCGCCAATGCCTGAAGGCCATAAATATCTGTATTTTCATCAAAGTCGGCTTCGTCTTCCCAATTTTCCCAGAGTTCTTTTAATATCGCCTTGGTGTTGCCGGTCGCGATTGGTAAAGGGGTTATTCCTGTTCCGATCATTTCGGTCGTCGGTACGTCGACAGACCTTTCAGCTAATGAAAAATTTCGAACTTCGTCTCGAACACGGCTGCGGAGTGTGTAGAGGTAAGGACGATTTGCCTGGTTCGGCCCGGGATTTCCGACTGTTTTACCAAAAGCGCGATTTGGCCTACCTGAATCCCAATTATTTTTTACTTTTACATCATCTTTTTTTTTGAAATAATCGAATGGCCACATCTCACAACCCCCTGTAAATCATAGGTCTGACACGGCTTGTGGTGTGAGGTAGTTTTGATCGGAGACGGTCTAGCTCTGTTTGAAGTTGGGGCATGGTGATTTCGCTATACTTGATCGTTCGATCTGCAAAGCGTACTTCTGAAACCCTATCACCTGCAGCGAATTTTTTAATTGCGGTCTCTATTGCTTCAATGTCGGCTTGTAATGCGGCAAGTTCTTCAGGCGTCATAATAAATCGTTTTAATTTGATTATTAATACAAAAAAAAACGCTTCCGCGCCTGTGTAGATATTTTTAGAAAAACAGTTACAAATACTTGAAGTTTTGGTGAAAATCTATTATATTGTTGCTTAATTAGATAACATAAATATGCCGACTGTAAAAATCATTGACTCCATAAAAATTGACTTGTATTCACGAGAGCATTTTCCGGCACATTTTCACGCGTTGTATGCAGAATATGAAGAATTGATTGAGATAGAAACGCTTAATACGTATGCCGGCAAATTACCAGCTAAACAAAGAAAAAAAGTGATTGACTGGGCAAAAGAACATAAAGAATTTTTGATGACCAATTTTAAACGGTTGAATCCAACATTATGAGAAAAAGCATAAAAATCCCACGCGTTATAAAAATTGAAAAAGTAGAAGGCTTCAAGGTTTATTGCATGTTCAATAATGGGGAGAGCCGAATCATCGATTTTAAAACTTTATTTGACCTGTGGCAAATAAATCCTACCGATGCCGAATACCCTTTGCTTAACTTTGAAGAATTCAAAAAAGTAACGCTGCGTAATTTCACATTATCTTGGGAAAATGTTTCGGTCAAATTAATGGATGAAAACGGCCATGAAAAAAATCATCCTTATGAAATCGGACCCGATGTGCTTTACCAAAACAGTCTGCCAAATGATACGGACGAATTATACAAAATCGGTTCTCTCATTAAAACGGCCAGGGTAAACGCGGGATTAACTCAAGAGCAGTTGGCAGAGCGTAGCGGCACGACAAGATTTTACATTTCTCGGTTGGAAAATGATAAAACTGATGTCGAACTTTCAACTTTCCGGAAAATCGTAGAGGCCGGTCTTGGAAAACACTTAAAATTACAGATTGACTAAATTTGTAATTATTGATATTAAAACCGGTTTATACGTTCCAAAAGCACATCAACATGACATGGTTGATCAATAGAGCACCAACACGCTAAATTTTTACCTATAAATGAATAACATCATAAATATCGCCGACATCATACCAAACCCAAGGGGTTAATACTTTTCTCTGTATTCTTTTCACGCTTATCCCTTTCCAAAAACACGTTTAACAACTTTCCTTTTTTTCGTTTTTTCAGAATCTTCTTTTTTAACAGGAACAGGAGGTTGTAATTTTGATAAGTTCAAACGTTTTATCTTTTTCATACCTTCCATTGCCGCATATCCATAGACCGCACAATCCCAAGCCTCATTTCTAGCTCCAGGCGGGTTATACCATGTACGTTTTGGCCGACCTCTACGATCATAAGTGATCTTCCTTTTTTCGACTGTCATTTGTTTAAAAAATTCAAGTGATAAATCCGCCGAAAATCTTACCATTCTGTCGCCTTCATTCACTGCCAGTCTCGCTTTTAAAATATCTTTTACTGTATCAACGCCAATGCGCCATACTTTATGCCCGCGATATTTACGACTTGTGCTTACCCTATCCGGCCAAACCGGTTGCGAGCCATCAACGCCTTTAATCGCCCATACATTTCGCCCATACCTTTCCGTGCAAAATTCATAAACAGCCTGCGTGTTATGCCCTCCACTATCAATGCACGATGCTAAAATTTTTAAATTTCCGCCCGTTTCAACTGCGAAGTCATTCAACAACCAATTATCTAACGTGAGCCATACTGTTTTAAAATTTGGCGACCCTTCAAATACGCGCCTTGATACAACCATAAAACTTTCTTTATTTGTCCAACCAATCAAAACAACCTCCAACCTATCATCTTGAGTATCGACCCCAGCCGTCAAGGCAACGACCTCTGCTGGCAATAGCAATTCAGTCCAGCTTTCACGCCTCGATGCAAGCACTTCATCTTTTAGTAATTCGCCGTCGTAATCTTCGAAAGGTAGGCCCATCGAGGTGTTCCACCATGTTTTTTCAAGCTCCTTTTTCCCTTTCGCTTTAAGAAAATCTTCAACGACGTCCGCCCATTTTTTCCAAGGGCTGTAAAGTTCATTCAGATGAAATCCCGCAATCCCTTTACTTTTAGCGGTTGCAACCCAACAACCATTTTTCAACATGTTGAATTTATGAGATTCGTTTATTAAAACGCCGCACTTTGAGCAAGCGTATGCAGCATTTGAAAAGTCTTTTTCATCATATACAACATTTTCCCATTCAAGCGGCTGGCTATGTCCGCATTCCGGGCATGGCACAAAATACCTCCGCTTATCTGAATGCTCATAAGCCTCTTCTATCCTGCTCATGCCCTTTATGGTCGGTGTTGAGAAAAGACCGATTCGGCGATTGAAAAAATTATTTGTTCGTTTTTTTGTCAAATTTACCGGATCACCTTCTGTTCCGGCGCTGACAGGGTATCGATCTACCTCATCACCAAGAAGAATTCTAATCGGACGAGACGCCAGAGACGAAGGACTATTAGCCCCGGCCAATGTCCAATGGCCCCCTGGAAATTTTTTATGTAAAAGTGTGTTACCGCTATCTCTGCTTTTAGGATCGGCAATTATTTTAGAAAGAACCGGCGTATCACGAACCATTGTGGCGATACGATCTTTTGAAAAAGCTTCAGCCATATCCAATGTGGGTTGAAGCCCAAGCATTGGCGACGGGTCTTGATGCGCGTAATACCCAAACACATTCAAAATGATTTCACTTTTTCCAACCTGCGCCGAACTCATAACGACAACCTCGTGAATATTAGGATCGGTGAACGCGTCCATAATGCCGCGCTGATACGGTGCCCTGTTCGTGTTCCATCTACCTTGTTCTGCGGAAGCTTCTGGTGATAATCTTCTATATTTGTCAGCCCACTGGCTGACTGTTAATTCTGGAGGCGGTGCAAATAAATTCAAAACTTTTAATCTTACTTCGCTCAACGATTCACGTTTTACTTCAATCATCAGCCAATTCAGTTAAAGTTTCATGAATAATTGATTTGGCCTCGTTTTCAATTTCATTTGATGTTTTCCCATTACAAGAAGAAGCTATGCGCGAAGGCAATGAAAGAAGTTTTGCTCTAACTGTCATCACAATATCCGACCACTCTTTTTGCACATCTTCAACCAATACCGCTTTTTTCTTTTTAAGAAGTTCGTCAATTTCAGCAGAATTAGCTTGATGAAACGTCAGTCTTGCCCGTTCTTTTTCATAATCATAAATCGTACCGTCATCTGCGACGCCAATACCGCGTTGCCAATTTTCATGCATCCATTTCCCAAAAAGCCTGCAAGGGTATTGACCTTTCTCATTTTGAGGCGGTGCGTTTTCTTCTTGACTTCTTTGCCGAAGTCTCCGTGTAGTTACACCTAAAAGTTCAGCCGCTTGAGATTGTGTTAAAACCTTATTCATGGGTAGGAAGTCTAAAAAACCCTGTAGCTAGCGCTTTTTCGTGCGTTGGCTAACTCGTACCGCGGCCCTCTCTCAGGGTCCCCGTGGATTTTTTTATCTTTAACGATTTGTTTAGCTCTAGCATAAGAGATATCAACAATATGGGCAGCTTTACGTACGCTGTAACCATCAATTATAAATTGTAATAATCGCACTTCTTTAACGAGAGTTTTTAAAGGCGCCGGTATCGGTGAAATAGTTTGACCTCCAAATCGTTTTGATAACTTTTTTGAAGCGTCCTCACCAATAATTATCGTGATCATATGATCATCTTTATAATTATCAGGGACATACAAGGATAGGCCGCCCCAGCCTATGATGATTTTAAGCGTCGCTTCAACGCCAATTACATTTATCAGTTCATCAATCACTTTGTACATCTGTGTTGCAGATTTAAAAAATTGAAATCGTCATGAGAAAAGTGATAATGTTTCAATTACTTTTTACTCTTTTTTATGAGCTTTCTTTTTGACATTTTTTTAAAAAAAACGTCGGTATCAACCTGTTTTTTGATTTTCTCCGAAATCTTCAAGAATCCAGCCTGTTACAATCTTTTCATCTAAACTATCTGGGAAATATTTTACCGTAAGCGGTTACCATTTTCCATTATGGTCGATTTTTGCCGAAACTTCATAGATTACTTGCATGCCTTATTCCCTTTCAATTGACAACCGCAAAGTTTGATTTCAAGATTTTTCACTATGCAATCACGCTTCCCGTTTTCAGTTTCTGTGATAAGACTAAATCTTGATGCGTTTCTAATCAGCTCAATCGCTTTTTTTTGTTCTTCAGTGAGTTTCATTTACCGCCTCGCTTTCTTGATATCTTTCAGCCATCCATTTTTGGACATCGGACATACGCCAAAAGGTGCATTTTCCAATTTTGAAAGGTTTCGGGAAATTGTGGTTTCCTTTTCTAGCCCAAAGCCAAATTGTGGAAATTCCCAAGCCGGTTAGTTCCCGAACTTTCTTGATTCTTATGTTTTGTTGCAACATGTCTATTATTTTGTGACTTTCCTTGGTTTAAGAACCGACGACTTTTCATTCACCGTCGACGGAGTCATATTCGCGGCGTTATAAACCTCTCGATACGCTTTCGTGTTATTGCTCTTGATTTCTCGTGAGTTTTTTTTTCTTTTCAAGCATCAATATCCTCAGTTATAGCTGTTCTTTCCTCAATCAGGCTTTCGTAATGACGCGAAAACTTCTCTTTGCTTCCGAAAATTTCGGTTCCCCAGCGCAATGCATCTTCTTCAAACGCTTCAAACCCGATACCGCTTTCGGCCAATTTTCCGATGTCGTCTTTAAATCGCTCAACCAAATGCGCCGGAATTCTGTCAGGTCGGGTTGTCTGGTTGTCGGGTTCCGCTTGCGCTTTTTCTGAACAAACCGACCGCCGCAACTCTTCAACAACATCTCGCCCGCCAAGCGCCGTCGCCCACACTTCAAAAAGGTCGTCGCTCGGCTCAATCCCCCACTCTTCGTATTGCTTAACCGCTTTCGCCGCCGTTTCGCGATCGACTTGTTCGCTTAGCGAGGCTGTCTTTGCGCTGTTCCTCTTAGCGGGACTACTCTCGGCAAACAAATTGAACTTCGGCCAATTCGGATCTCTTGTCACGAACGGCAGTGTTCGCGGTTTTCCGGGCGCATATTCTTCCGTGACGGCGGTTTTGTAGCAGCACTCGGCTGCCGGGACGACATCCATCGCTGCGTACTGCCTCAGCCACGCCTCAACGGTTTCCGGCCAAAGCCGAACGCCTCGACGCTCAAGCGCGGAGAGCATTTTGCCCCACCACTCCAAAAACACCTTATGTTTTAGGTGCTGAAATTCGCTTTCCAGAACGATCGTTTGCGCCGCGCCGACGGCAAGCGGTTTCGTTTTATTTTTTGAATTCAAATCTTCTTCTTCTCTTTTTTTCAAGGCTGCCTCAGAAGAAGAGTTTTCTTGTTTGAGGTTTGTAGTTTGAGGTTTGTGTATACTGCTCCATTCTTGCTCCACGTCCGCTCCATTCTTGCTCCATTCTTGCTCCATTTCTGCTCCACGAATACCGCTTTTTCGCATGCTTTCGCTTTTTTTTGCTTCGCGTCCGCTCCGTTCTTGATCCATTTTTGCTCCATTTCTGCTCCATTTTTGCTCCGTCAAGCCGAGTGAAGCGAAAAATCGGTATGTTGTTGTGTACGACCAACCCCAACGCTTGGCGTAGTAGCGATATGGTTTCACCTCACCGCGATGCGCCCATGACATTAAGTCGATAAGCGCAAAACGCTCGTCAAGTTTCACGCCGAAGCGCAAGAACTCGTCTACCAGTCTTGCTACATCTTTCGTGATATAGCCATCGTATCCACCGCTTTTAAGTATTTCATCTATGAATTCTTTTTCCTTGCTCATAACCGATTCCCCATGACTTATACCGCGTCCAGATTTTTCGTCTCGATTGCTATAAGTCTTTTCCGTTTAAATTTAGTTGTTTATAACGCCGCTGTTGGAGTAGCGGCGTTTTCGTTTAATATCCTCGATCTTTTACTTGCCCGCACCTCATGCAATAATCCACCCATACCACAACTTCCTTTTCTCCCGACAATGTTTTTATTTTTCGTCTAAACTTTATTGTCTTGTATGTGTGATACATGACGTTGCTTTCGTCTTCACGGTAAAGCTCGTCGGCACACCATCCGCAATTTTCATCATTGCAGCTATCGCCCTGCGTGTGCGGACGAACAAGTCCCTTCTCACTATACTTACCGCATAGAGATACACCGTTCCGGAAATAATGCCGAGTTCCGGCATCATATCCAGGCTCCGGCGCCCAGCCTTCCGAATAAGATTCAGGATTCATTTTCATTTAATAGCTGCCTCCTCATCAAACAGACCGGGTTGGCACTTACATCGCCCGAACAGCTCTGGGTCAAATTCGGATTCGTCAACGATAGAGACGTCCATGCCGTCGTCTATGCCACCCTTGATGAGTTCGCCGATTTCCGACGCCGCGGAAAGTCTTATCGTTGCGACGACGGAAATCCGCCCGCACACCGGGCAGGACACTTTTAATATCTTATCTCTCATATTTTTATTACCCTGTGATGTGTTTTAAAAAAGTGGCCATGACCGCTTCGTTGCCGTCCGTGTCTTTTGAAAATGTCAAGCCGAGAATTTCCAACCCATCGCAAAACCCTTTCTCAAATAAAAGGTAATCCGGGATGTATTGCGAGAGCAATTTTAGCGTGGTTAAAAACTCACTTCGAGTCTCATCCGTGCTTCTTAATTCAACGGAATCGTTGTCTTTAAAATATCGAATGAGAACTTCGCCGTCATATTTGATTTTTTTGAATTCCATCATTTACATTTTTATGGCATGACGAATTGTTTTCTTTTAAAGAGGCAAGTCGTTCTCTTCAGGGGTATCATTCGCGGCGCTTTCAGTATCATCCAGCTCTTCTTGGGCAACACATTCCTCGAATATCCTCTTCTCTCTGTACTCGAGATATGATTCGATTTTTTGTGCCGCCTCGGTGACGCCCCGCACGAGTTTTGACTGCATTTTGTGCTTTCTGATGCGCGGGAGGTAATAAACGACTGTTCCGTTTTCGCGGCACATATCTTCATTGCTGGGGAGCAATGATATAATTTGCCATTCTGGCTCGATTTTCTTATCGAACCAGACCCCAAGCGCAGAACCCGCAATTGTGAATTTCACAGGCTCAAACGTCACTGCGCCGTTTTCCGCTGCTTTTATTTCTACTGCGTAGACGGCCTTCGCGAATTTCCCACCTGACATGCCGGCTTTTATTTGCCGGTACGTCCCTTCGCAAAGCAAGTGGTTTCCTTTCCTCGCCATGACTTTCAAATTCTCGTCAGCGAGGCTTCGAACTTCATTTGAGAAAATTCCTGTGTTGAACTGTTTGTTGAATCCGGTTATTGTTGACAGCGTGTCAACAATAACGATGTGGATATGCTGATCGAGCAGCACTTCTTCTTCTTCCGCTTTATCATAGTACTTCCATTTTCCTTTTGTCCCAGACCAATCGTAATATCTCACAACTGGATTTTTCATTTTTGGTTTTAATAAACTCATAGCGCCGCTCCTTCCCGATATACCGCGGCAAGCATTTCCGGCAATACCTTAATAAGCTTGCCTTTCTTTTCCAGCGCCTGCGCTTGCGCGGCCTTGATTACATGGTTTGCTTTGTTGTGTACCCAGAGTACAGTCTCCCAATTCACCCACGAAAAACGACCATCACAATGACTCACACGCTCATTGTTTTTTACAGCAAAAAACCATTCGCCGCTTATGCAGCATGCATAAAGTTTCTCTTCAGCCGCCCATTTTTCATAACTTAATGGCGTAATATCTGAATGGATATCCGCTATTTGGATTTCACATCCCGTTTTCATACATTTGCATTGTTTCATTATCACCATTATTTGTTTATTGATTTGCCGCTGTTAGAGCAGCGGCTTATTTTGTTGCTGACGATTTCTTGTTTATTAAAGCTTCTATTTCCGATCTCTTCCAAAATGTCCCAGTGCCGACCTTGATCGGACTCGGGAAATCTTCACCCTTGGCCCAGCGCCATACCGTTGAAACCGAAATGCCGAACATTGTGGCGACATCTGCTATTTTTAAATATTCTTGCTCCATTTATACCTCTGCTTTCTCTTGATTTGTTTTTAAAGAAGACTCTTTTATGCGGCGACTCATGATTTCATCCAACGCCGCTTTCACATAAATCAAATCTCTCCGAGCAAGCCCGTTTCGGCAGGAATTTGAGCTGACACCAGCCTTCCCTTTCTTTTTAGAGACCACGCGCATGCCTACATCCACGTACCATCCGTCCGGTCGCCAACCGTCGCTATAAAACAGTGCAAGCTTTTTTTGTACTGCGATCGGGTACTCTTTTAAAAGGTCTTTAAGTTCAGTTTTTCCTTGATGTATAATGAACATATCTCAACTTTTTAATGATTGAACAAACTCTTCAGCAATAGACACATCCTTGCGGCGAGAATAAGCATTGCGTGCCTTACGACGCCTATGGTATGCTTTTTTGATACTTTGTTTTTCTTTTGCTGATAATTCTATAGTCTTTTCGGGGGCTTTTGGCTCGAATTTGCAGATTTCTTGCTTGTAAATTTCGTGGTGAGGGAACTCTTTCAGGTAAAAATCATAAGACCAATCCCCATAACCGTTGAGAATAATTCGAGTCTCACCGTTCATGGTGTATAGACCGCCTTCGAAGACTTTTCGGTTACGATGATTTTTTACTAAAATTTTCATCTTTTTTTGTACTATTGCGTTACATGATTAATTTTGATTGTTTAATATAATTGCAAAATGCCAACATGTCAAGCAAAAAATGGCAAAATGCCAATAAAATTATTGAAAGAGCTATAAAAGCCTGTGGCTTTAAAACAGCAAAAGAATTAGCAGATTACTTAGAGGTTGATCCAACTACAATTTCCACTTGGAAAAAAAGAAACTCTATTGACCTAGACGTGTTATTGGCAAAATGCGAACATATAAACTACAATTGGCTACTAACAGGCGAAGGGGAAATGTTCAAAAATGAGCGCAAAGAAGCGTTTAAGCAGGATAAAGCGCCGTTTAAACGCTCGTTAAATGGCGACACAGAGGAATTAATAGCATTTGGAAAAGCAATTGTGGGCAATGAGTACGGGTGGCAAACGCGGTTTGCAAAAGAATTGGGGTATAGCAAACAACAATTATCAAATATTATCAATGGAAACGCGCCGATTGGGAGCAGCGTAAGAGAAAAAGTCAGGGCTGCGGCGAAAAAGCATGGTAAGCCTATAGAATCATGGATGGAAAATGAAGAGTTAATAAAAAGTGAACATTCAGGCCGCAAGACTGAAGAGCCTCCACAAAAAGAAGAATCATCAATTTCATCAATAAAAAATAAAATGACTGAATTGGAAAAACGTGCGGTCGCGGCGGAAGCTCAAGTGGCGCTGCTCAAAGAGATGTATTACAAGCTGACTGCGGATTACAAAGAAATCGCTATGGCGAAAGGAATTGAGCCGGAAGGCGAAACCAAACGCCGCCCGATGGGGGCGCACGCCTAAGTCTATGGAAGCCAAAACCGTCGTAAAAATAACATTTGTTAGGTAAAAAGTCCACCCTTATCCCATAACCCATAACCCATAACCAAATCATGGCACTGATAACCTGTCCGGAATGCAAAAATCGAATCAGCGAAACTTTTTACGATAGATTTAATTGGGCTGTACCAACAGCTTTTAAAAATGCCATTTCATATTGTTGTTTTGAAGAAGGAGATATTTTATATGATACAAAAAATGCATATAACGCCTCCACCTGGGCAGAATCGTTAAAACATATTAATTATATGATTCAAGTTAAATCTCCCAAAAGAAGCTCTGTATTAGGCGGCCAAGTCGATACGGGTTTAGTATTCGAACAAAATTGGAATTCTGAAGTTGTGTTCGAGCTCATGGATTACAAACATACTAATAGAAAAAAGCTTATATCTACGACACAAGGTAAGTTATTCACTTTATTGTATACAGGAAATCTGAACTTATTAAAGGAAAATTCTGAAAACCCGCCGCTTCCAATTTTAATAGGTAAAGAATTAGAACCATATAGGGATAAAGCGGCAAGTACTATTCAAAACAAACTAAAAAACAGCGCTAAAAATCTGAATTTGTTTGTGATGGGTTATGATCCAACCAACAACACTTACACGCAAAAATTCTCAAAAATCGAAGCTTCTCTTAATTCAATTGATTTAGAATATAAAGTATATGACTACTCGCCTAAAGAATGCGATTTAGAAAATCACAAAGATTTTTCACCTGTTGTTTATTTTCGATGTATAGCCATTGATACTAAGAGTGTTGAAAAATTTCGAGATAGTATCAAAAGCGCTTTATGGACAAAACGAAACCGGGAGAAATCATTAATAGATGAAATTAAGGAAGGGAAAAAACCAAAAGCTCTCTTCTTTAAACTTGCTAATCATGGAGAATTTATATCCCATAAAGATAAGAAGTGTAGTGATATTAGAGTTCATTCTTTCGCTCACACCACAATATATCGTTACCGTTTGGCATTAACAAAATTGAATAAAATTCCTGGCAGTTTATCTAAATTTCTTGATTCGGTATTTAAAGAGTGTCCGAACCATTTCTTTAGCAAAGATGGTTTTCGTGCGTCAAAGTCGGGTTTTTCGATAGATGTTAAAGCTATACATGAACACAACCACGATATGATTGAAATGGCCAAGAGGAGCCGAGACATGACGAGTTTTAAAAGTAGGCATGAAAATTTACAAAAATTCTTTTTAGAAAATGATCCTTTTTCTATAGCAACAGAAGTCCCGGTATGGATAGAACACGGTGAATATGTATTAGATTATGAGGATGTATTTAAAACGAAAAAGGAGCTTACAGGACATATAGATTTGCTAAGGTATGAAAAAGACGGAAAGATTGGAATTTGGGATTATAAACCCAAAGCTTATAGCGAAAAGAATGCCGTAACACAGGTTTTTCTATATACTATAATGCTCTATGTAAGAACAGGAATACCATTAAATCGGTTTATTTGTGGGTATTTTGATGAGATTGATATTTTTTATTTTGACCCGAGTAAGGTGGATATGGAACAACTTAAAAAGCAAAATTAAGCTCGTTTTAAATAAGGTGAAGGCAAATGTCGATTTGGAGGGAAATGTAATTGAAATTATTTCACAAAGTCCGTGAAGTTGATAGTTGTTTCACGTTAGCTAATAACACATTATGCCAAATTTTGAAATAATCGGTAAAGGTAAAAACACGGGAAGAAAAAGGATTAAGGTGTATTATGCCTTTACCGAAGCCCAAGCCAGAGAGCTTGCAGAAAAAGATGGAACGATCCCTGAAAAAGTCAAAGAATTACCTCCAGAGCCTCCGACTTACAATTACATCGCGAAATTACCTAACATTGAAAAATAGAAATTAAATTTTTACGTTTTTCAATTTATCCAAATAATCACTCCACGCTTGCATCATTTTAACGCGTTCTGGCAAGTGTTTTGTCCGATTGTATGCATCGCCTAGCCTATCGGGTACTTTGTGACCCAACTGAGCTTCTATCGCGTCTGGTGAGAAGTTTAAGACCTCATGTAATAACGTTCTGGCCGTTGCCCTGAAGCCGTGAATTACAACGGTTTCTTTATCCCATCCCAAGTTTCTTAAAGCATGGTTCAAAGTGTTTTCTGATATGATCCGTGAGCTGCTTCTACCCGGGAAAACGAATTTACCATCTCCGATAAATGGTTGAAGTTCTTTAAGGATGGAAATACTTTGTGAGGATAGTGGCACATAGTGCGCCTGGCCTTTGCGTTCGGCTTTCTCAAGCTTTGTAAGCTTCATATCTTCAAACGGTAAATTCCAGGTGGCATTATCAAAATCAATATCCTGCCACTTCATGTTCCTAAGCTCTCCGCTTCTAACATAAAGCATCGGTGCAAGCCGCAAAGCACATCTTACAACATGGCTTCCAGCGTAAGCATCAATATCATTAAGTAACCTTCCAAGCGTTTCAGGATCGGTTATCGCTGGCATCTTCTGCTTAACTGGCCGTTTTAATGCTTTACTTAGGCCTTGTGAGGGATCGTTTAAAACACCCGGTATATTTTCAACCAGGGCAAAGGCATATACCTGGCCGATAATTGTGTTGAGCCGGTGTGCGCTTTCATACGCTGCCCTGGCTTCAACCAGACGTAAGGTCTCTAATATATCTTTGGTGGTTATTTCATGGATCGGCATTTTACCAAGCATCGGTAAAATATCACGGTTTAAACGACCTGTGATCGTTCTGGCATGACCACTGCTCCATTCATGTTTAGCTACTTTGAACCATCGCTCGGCAATATGTTCAAAGGTATTTTGTTCTCTCTGATCTTTAAGCTGCCTGGCCTGTTTTTTCTCTTTTCGTTCTTGTGAGGGATTTATATCATGGGCTATTTTCCTCTTGGCTTCATCTCTACGCTGCCTGGCTTCTAATAATGTAACCTGTGGATATTGCCCCAAAGAAATTAGACATGCCTTGCCCTTAAATGTGTATTTAAAACGCCAAAGCTTGCTGATCTTGCCTGATTCCTTCTTTTTAGGAATGAACAAATATAACCCATGGCCATCAAATAGGCTGTAATCCTTATTTGTAGGCTTTGCGGCCTTAATCTTTGCGCTGGTTAATTGTGATACTTGCTTTGGCATGGTATATAATTTTCAAGCATTCCGGGAGTTCTGATATACTAAAAACAATATACCAAAAATAGGTAGATAATAATAGATATTAATGAACAGTATAGATAAGCAGAAATAAAAAAGGCCTTTATTTATAAGGCCTTGTAGATAATAATGAATAGTAATAAACAGGGGTTTTGTGGAGATGGCGGGACTCGAACCCGCGTCCAAAACATTGCAAGAGGTGGCTACCA